ACGGAAAATCTCGTGACCTCTATCGTTAAACTTTAATAGTCTAAGGACTTCTCTAAATTCGTCAGAGATCTTATTTTTAATCCCAGCTGAAACCTTTACGTCATCGAGAATAATTTCGATGGGTTGTTTTGATTCATCGGAGATAAGTGCCTCGTTTACGATGTCTTCAATAGCGGCATCGCAATCGGTGTACTGAGAAATTTCGCGATAACGACGAATAAGGTCGTTCTCGTTTTTTAGGGATGCATCTAAGTCGACAACCATACCATAGTAACCACCAGCATTAACACCAGTGTTTACTACAGTAGAGCCATCTTGATTCGATGGAGGAACTACCGAAGGAATCGGTAGAACCTGCTCATCTTTCGAACGTTTGATTTCAAAGCCAAACAGCTGCATTATAAATGTTTCCTCTTATTAAACTGGGAAGCTACCAATTGGAGTATTGATAGTAGTATTAATACCGAAGCCAGCTCCAGCACCTTCGTTAGAAGTGAAGAAGTTGTAAACGAATTCAACGTCGAATTGTTCGATAGCGTTTTGTTGTTCGTAGTCAAGAGTAATAGCGCCAATGTTAGTTGGGAACGCATCAGTAAACTTGTACGATTTGATAGTTGCACCGTTACGGTCAAGCTGGTGAACAGACAAGTCAACTTGGTAGTCAGTAGGGTTAGTACGACCGTTAGTTGTATTGTATTGTTGAATACCAGACTGCCATTGCTCGAGAGCATTACGGATGTTGAAAGTTGTATCGTTATAGATCGATACAGTCCATGGTTGGAATGAACGTTCACCAGCAAAGTTCACAGGGCGACCACGATATGGAATTGAAATAGTTTCAATCGTAGAAGCTGGTAAAGAAGCAGCACGGCATAGGAACTGTGCACGCTGACCAGCGATAACGCCAAGTGTAACGAATGACGGGAATGTCAACTCAACACGGAATTGGTTCGGACGAGCGCCGCCACCAATCATCTGTGCTTTAAAGTCAGCAATATTTGCCATTTAAAATCTCCTTGTTATTACTTTTATTTATTCGTTTTAAACGAGGGGAATTTCTTCCCCTCATCTAATATTAGCCACCGATTTCGCTAAAGGCGATGCTTGAACGAGCGGCAACGAAGTTAAGAGTAATAAAGTTGATAGAACGAGTTGGTTTAACGAAGATATCGGCAACGAATTCGTTACGATCGATAACTTCACCAGTGTTGTTAGACTCATCACACTTAACTAGGAAGTCAGTAATACCACGACGACCTTGAACGTCACGTAGGAACGGTTCGATTAGGTTCTTGAACTGACCACGAGTAAACGCATCGTTAAATTCGAATAGTTGATACTTAGCAGCAGTCGCGATAGACTTCTCAAGAACGATAAACAAGCGACGAACGTTGATACGGTCAAACGCAGATGGCTTAGCAAGTAATGTCTTATCGCCGAACAGAACAGTACCTTGACCTGGGAAAGTAACAATAGGGTTAATAGAGTTACGATATAGTTGGTCACGCATAGTCTGGTTAGGGTTGCAAGACAAGCGAACAACGTTCTTAACTTGACCACGGTTTAGACCACCTGGAGACCACCAAGGATCGTTAGTGTAATCAGTACGAGCGCATAGACCAGCGATATCACCGTTCAATGGAACCCAACGATACACGTCGTTATAACGGTCATATTGGTATTTGAAACCAGAGTCAAGAACAGAGTAAGAGTTGCTTGATAGAGAATTACGATAAGCAATAATCTTATTAACAGAATCAGAACCATCACCGATGATAACTTCTTCAGTATCAACATCTTCTGGAGAGATGAACGCTACGCAATCTAAACGAGTTAAAGCAATGTTGTCAATAACATAGTTAGCAACAACAGGGTTTGCTTTACCTAACATAACTAAACTTACGTCATATAGTGTAGCATTAGAGAATAACTCGTATGCGTCGCACTTCTGACCGTCAGTAGAGTTTGCGTCGTCAAAACCACCTGATAGAGATTGAGTCAACGGAGCTGTCATGGAATAGAACGAAGTTCCAGCCATTACATTACCCCAGTTAGTTGTAGCTTGGGCGATTTCGTCAGTGTGATCCATCCACCAAATCCACTCAGAACGACCATTAATTACGTCTTTGTAGTAGTTGTTAGAACCGTCAGGTTTCTTGTTATCAGAAGCCTTAGATACGAAAGCGAATTTTTCTAAAACAGCATTTTCAACGCCAGAGATATAACCCTTTTCGTCGATAACGATAATGTGTAGTTCGTCATTAGAACCACCGATAACTGCAGCACCTTCAGAAGTTCCTGGAGCAGCATCAAACTCGTCTCTGTAAGCCCAAGTAGCGTATGTATCGCGATCGGCCATAGAAATCTTTAGAGTATTACCTAATTTGCCTGGATACTTAGCAGCCCATTCACCAACAACGCCACCGCCAGCAATAAAGTTAGCAGAATAATATTGAGGGTTTAGAATAGCAACACCGCCAGTAGAAATATTAGCGTGGCAAGAAGCACGAGTACCACCAACAGGAGGTTCACCGATAACAACTGCAGGAGCAGAAGATAAACCAGTACCTGCTTGGTTAACAATAACACTAGCAATAGAAGATGGACCAATTGTTACAGTTCCTGGAACAGCTGCAGATACGAAACCACCGCCAGTTAAAGTAACTGTTGGAATTTGTTTGTAACCTGAACCACCAGAAACTAATGTAATACCAGTAACAGTAGAAGTACCGATGATAACAGTACCGTTGAAACCAGAACCAGTTGGGTCAGTAACAACGATAGATGGAACAGTTAGGAAACCAGAACCACCGTCATCAATAGTGATAGAAGTAATGATACCGCCAGTTACGTTAGCAGTAGCAATAACACCAGTACCAGAACCACCGCTGATAACAACAGTTGGGTTAGTAT